TAGTTCTTTATTGTTATTTTTTCTATAATTTAATTCCATTTAATTAATTAATTATAATAATTTTTTTAATATATAACACAATTTAAATATTTATTAATTAGCTTAATTAGTCTAATTAGCTTAATTAATAGTTATTAGTTAATTAGTTTAAATATAAGTATATTTAATATAACTATTAAATAAGTAATTAGCAATGACATTAGAATTAAAAAAATTTGAAATTAAATCAATCAGTTTTAGGCCAGATGAAAATAAAGGTCCTGTTATTGTTTTAATAGGTCGGCGTGATACTGGCAAATCTTATTTAGTACGTGATTTACTTTACTATCATCAAGATATACCAATTGGAACTGTTATTAGTGGAACAGAAGCAGGAAACGGATTTTATGCCGAACATGTTCCTAAACTATTTATTCACGATGAATATAATACTGCTATTATAGAAAATATTTTAAAGCGACAAAAAACAGTAATGAAACAAGTCAAAAAAGAAGTAGAAGTTTATAAAAAATCTAATATTGACCCTCGGGCATTTGTAATATTGGATGACTGTTTGTTTGATGCAACTTGGACTAAAGATAAAATGATGCGTTTACTATTTATGAATGGGCGTCATTGGAAGATAATGTTGGTCATCACTATGCAATATCCTTTAGGTATTCCACCCAATTTGCGCACAAATATTGATTACGTTTTTATATTGCGCGAGCCATACATAGCAAATAGACGGCGTATATATGAAAATTATGCTGGTATGTTTCCTACATTTGAGAGTTTTTGCCAAGTAATGGATCAATGCACTGAAAATTATGAATGTTTAGTAATTAACAATAATGCTAAATCAAATAAATTGCATGACCAAATTTTTTGGTATAAAGCAGACCATCATAAAACATTTAAATTGGGGTCAAAAGAGTTTTGGGAAATTAGTAAAAATTTAGACTCTGATAATGAAGAAGAAATGTATGACCCAAACATAAGAGATAAGAAAAAAGGTCCCAAAATTAATGTGCGTAAAACTAAATGGTAATGTGTTTTTATTTATTTTTAGTTTTTTAGTTTTTTAGTTTTTTAGTTTTTTAGTTTTTTAGTTTTTTAGTTTTTTAGTTTTTTAGTTTTTTATTGTTATTTATTTAGTTTTAATTTTAATTAATTTATTAATATATATAAATGTCTGATAGAGGAGCTTGGACTCGGACTCCATGGTAACCGTAACCGTCCAATTCCGGTTACTATGAATAGAATGGATAGAATGGATAGAATATATGATAAAACTACAGGATATGAGCTTACACAATCAGAAATTAAAAGTTTTGAAGAAACTATCGAGCAATTAAGGCATGCTCTTAGTAGTTCAAATAATGAAAATAGTGGTCTTAGAGAGCGAGTTATAAAAGCAGAAAGCATTGTGAATGAACTAGAACGGGCTTCCGTATCATCTCATAATAAAAATCCATATCCACAAACACAAACTACTTCAGAATCTCTTAATAAAGAACTTGATAAGTTATGTAATTTCTATAAATTAAAAATTGACTTTCCAAATGAATTTTTCTGTCCTTTAACACAAGACATTATGGTCAATCCGGTTACAACCTCCGGTGGACATACATATGAATGGAGTGAAATTGCAGAATGGTTTAAAGAAGGAAATAATAAAGACCCATCAACACTGAAGGTATTAAATAATACGTTATTGTATCCAAACCATGCGCTTCGCTCAGCAATCCGCAATTTTGTTCCTACTTGTGAGCTTATTATAAATGAGATTCATAAAAACTAAGTTCCTAATAAAACACAAGGGTCTATAAGAATGCGTTCCGCACCGGCAGTGTTAGTTAGCAAAACCAGAACAAAATCCAAAGTTAAATCCAGCTCCAAATCTAGAAGTTCATCTACAGCTAAATCCAGAGCTAGAGAGACAGCGCCATCTTCATCAAAGTTTATTCAAGAACTTGATGCGCGAGAATAATTTGCGACTGTTGCAACGGGAGCAAAATAATATAGTGTTTCTATTTTGTTTCTATAATTTTGCTATAACATTATAGAAACAAAATTGCTTAAAGAATAATTAAGTTATGTACTATACTATGGCATCTTTTGATATTGTTGATTTAATTACAAATAATCCAATTACTAAACTAACGGATAGTAATAATAACAAATTATTAGAAAAGGTAAAAAACAATTTCACAGAAATGGAGCAACAATTATTTATATCAAGTTTTTATACATATTTAAATTATGATAAAGTTAATGATTTTGTGGTTGATTTAGATTTTATTTGGAAATGGTTAGGTTTTACTAGAAAATTTAATGCAAGTACTTGTTTAAAAACTAATTTTGTATTAAATAAAGACTATAGTGAATCTTATGTAATAAACAGTAATAATTTTGCTACCGTTGCAACGGGAGCAAAAAATAATGGGAGTGGTGGTCATAATATTCAAAAATATTTTCTAAATATTAAAACCTTTAAATCATTATGTTTAAAAGCTCAAACTAAAAAAGCAGATGAAATTCATGAATATTACATTAAATTAGAAGAATTAATTCATGAAGTATTAGAAGAAGAAGCTTTGGAAATGAAAAATACCTTGCTTGTAAAAGATAGTGAACTTGCTGTAAAAGATAGTATTATTAGAAATGCTAATTACGAAAAATTTAAAACAATTGAAAAAACGTTAATCTCTCAATTTCCTGTAAATTGTGAATGTATTTATTTTGGAACTATTACCAACTCTAACATAAAAGGAGATAAACTAGTAAAGTTTGGTATTAGCAATAATCTAGCTATAAGAGTTCAACATCATCACAAAACATATGAACACTTTATTCTTCGTGATGCCTTTAAAGTTCATAATAAGCAAGAAATTGAAAATGCTTTTAAAACACAAGCACAAATTAGAAAGCATTTACGTACTATCGAAGTAGATGGTAAGAATAAGACGGAGCTATTGGCATACGATGACACCAATTTTACTATTAATTGTATCTCAAAATATATTAAAAATATAATTGCCGAAAAAACATATAGTATTGAAAATTTTAATAAATTAGTACAAGAAAATCAAGATTATAAAGCTCAAGTTCAACAATTGGGGGATGAAAATGAAAAAATCAAGATTATAAATAATGAGTATAGAGAGAAATTAGAACAATTAGAACAATCTCTCAAGACCACTGCAAATAATATTAAACCAACTAATATTGAAGACACACATTATATAATATCTACAGAACTAAAAAATAAGTTTGATAAATTTATTAGAGAGTCTTGCATTATTCGTAATGATGTAGAAATAGATTCAACAACAATAATGGGTCAATTTCGTATATATAATAGAGTGAAACCCACAAAAATATTATTTGAAACATTTAATAAATACATGAGAACACGATTTTTGGCATGTCGTCTTAAAACACAAAATAAAGGTCAAGTTGTATATGGATTCAAAGGTGTAAAATTGATTGATATTGAATATAAAAAGCTTTATAGTTGTAATGAAGTTGAAAAGTTTCTGTTTTCATATTGTTTTTTCTCTCCAAATGGTCGTGCTTCAACCAATAAAATTATAGAGGCATATATAAACTATAAAATTTGTAATGATTTAATAATCACGAATGATGAAGACAAATGTATTAAAAATTACTTAAAAGCATCGCCTTATATTGTCGGTGGTCCAGTTCGCTTACATAATATAAATGCTACATATGAAGGCTATTATGGTATATCTCTAAAAAATGAATTGTATCACAAAGATAAAGATACATATACAGATGAACAACAGTTAGTTAGAACAACCGGTAAGATAGTTCATAAAATAGATGCATTAACCAAAAATGTGGTAAATACATGGACATCAATAGCAAAAGCAGCATTTCACGAGGAATTAAGCTCCGCAAAAATAAGCCGAGCAATAAAAAACAATACTTTAATAAATAATGCCTTCTATTACGTTACAGCGCATTAAATATTAAAAATACACATATTAATATATATATTAATATGTGGGCAACTTATGATTATACTAACTTTCCAACTGTTTATGTAACTATTAGTGGTTCAATTGAGAGTCCGCGCGATTTTACACATTTTATAGAAAAATGGTTGCAATTATTTAATAATGGTACAGCGTTCAATTTATATTTCAATACTATTAATTGTGGTTACATAAATATAAAATATGCTATTTTAATGGCCTATAAGATAAGACAGTTTAAAAAAAACAAATATACTAATTTACAATTTAGCAAAATAGCAGTAACAAATAAATCTATATTAATTTTATTGCGTCTAATTTTTTATATAGAAGCACCAATTGCTCCTGTTGAAGTATATTATGAAAAAAATAAAATAATTAACAGCGAACATTTTTATCCACATTAAACATATTTTAAATTTAATTAAAATATTTTAATATATATATAATGAGTTATAGAGAAGAAGACAAAGAATACTTATTAAAAATAATAGAAGCAGTAAATATAATTGAAACGCATGTAATAAGTAACCCTAAGATTAAAGAATTTATATTGTCTATAGCAAATGATGATATAATAACAAAACTAGATACAATACAAAATGCGGAGTCACAAAATTATATAGCAAGAAATAAATCGGAAGAGATTACTATATTTAACAGATTATCTAGCTTAGTAAATGCTATAATTTATATTACATATTTTCTCCATTTACTTACAGATTTTTATGCATATACAGAAGATGCAATGGGCAAAAATGACATAATATTTGGTACTACAAGTGTTTCAGAAATTAAAAATATTGTTCCGACTTTATTAACTAACAAACAAGCTATAATAGCCAACTTGTATTATGTTTACAATTCAAAATCAAAAAAAGAAGACATAGGATTTTATAATAAATTTTTTAATAGAAACAAAGTTAATCATGAATATACAAGTCGAAGTAATCCTATGGCTGCTGCTCCTAAAACTATCAAATATAGAAGACATAAACGAGGCTTTTTAAGACGTAAACGAGTCTCTAAGCGACGCCAATAATATAACAAAATAATAGATTACTTAATAACATTAATATTAATATTAATGTTATTATTTTATATATATTTTAAAAAGAACAAAAAGAAGAAAAAATTGATTACTTTAATAATTAATATGCTATTTTTAAATAGCATATAAAAATGAGTGAAATTAATATACAATTGCTTAGCAATAAAGGAACTGGTGCAGGTGGTGCAAATACAAACTATTATGGAAAGAAGTTTGAAGAAAAAACTAATAATCAACAAAGACTATTGGATTTGGGATATATTAAAACAAGTTTTACAAAAAATCCAAAAAAAGCATATGATTATTATTTAATAAAAACATTTGAAACTAAAACAATAATATTTGTATTACAAAATGGGTTAAAAATGTATATGAAAAATAAATATAATATTGATTTATTTAGATGTCCAGATGAAGCATATATTATTGAATATAATAACGGTAAAAATGTAATAAAAATATTAGAAAAAAAAGAGCAAAATGTAGAAGGCTCAGTAGAAACAAAATTGTGGTCTGGTCCCTCGCTTAAAAGAGAATATGAGCTTATTTTGGGTTCTAAGTTTACTGTATTTTATGGATTTTGTGTAAGCGAATTTTTGAAAAAGAAGCTTGTTTCTAATGAAAAAAAATATATTACATTAAATACCATATTTAATGAAAATAATATTGTAGTTTTATTTGGTGATGATGAAAATTATTTTGAAACATTTGATAATTGGCTTAACATAATGTAGAGCATCATAATTTATTACATACTCTATTTATGTTTAATAATTTGTTATAATAACTTCTTTAGCTTTTGATTCTGGATTTTTAGAATTAATTGACCTTTTGCATAATATAGGTAAAATACTATACTTTTCATTTTTGTCACAATTACAAAAGTTTTCACGGACTAGACTTACATCAGCATTACTTAACATTAATTTTTTATTTGTGCCAGTTAAAGCGTGTATTAATTTAAATAAGTTATTATGATTTTCTATAGTAAATCCTTTTTCAGTATATCCAACAAATGAAGACTGTGTTTCTGGTGCATATGGCGGGTCAATATATACAAAATCATTGTCTTCTATGCGCGTTAGCGATGTAGTAAAATCACAACATTCAAATACTACATTTTTTATTAATGCACTTATTTCTTCTAAATATTGTTTATTTATAATTTCTGGGCTGTTATAATGTCCATATGGTACATTAAATCCGTTTGGTCCCACTCTAAATACTCCTCTAAAACAAGTTTTGTTTAAGAATATAAACATAGCAGAACCTAATATACTTTTTTTATCAGTTAAGGTTAACTTATTATATTCACTTCTTATCCAATAATAATAATTTTCTTTTGCGCTTTTTGCTTCTTCAATAGTTTCTGGTGTTCTATTTAACGTTCCATTTCCACAAGTGTTGAACTCTGTAATAATAGTTTGCAATATGTCGTATAATTCTTTATGGTGTGTTTGAATGTTTTTATATACATAAATTAATGGTTCATTTAAATCATAGGCATATATATTGCCATGTAGTTTTATAATTCCACTTTTTACATAACATAGTAGTGCTAATAAAACACTACCTCCTCCTAAAAATACTTCTCTATAATTATTTATTTCAACTGGAAAATTGGCAACAAGTGTATCTATTATTTGAGTTTTTCCACCAACCCATTTTAAAAGTGGTTTGCTAATATGTATTTTTTTTGTTAAAATACTCTTAACAAGTTTATTGTCATAATTAATTTCAATCTTACTAATTAAGTCATATGGTGAAGCTTTTTTGATTTCAATTAGTTTTTCTTTGACAGCATTACTTATTAATTCACTTAGTTTACTTTCAACTATGCATGGATTTTTCTTATTAATGTGTGTTGTATGATGGGATTTTTGAGTAAACTCTTTGCCGCATTTTTCGCATGTATATTTACCCATTTTTAGTTATATATTATATAATATGGTATTATTAAATCAATTTTATATATTATATAAGACAAAATAATAGTTTACATTTTAAACGCATATAGTGTTATAAAATGTAAAAGATGTAAATTAATTACTATTTTATTCAAGTTCCTCTTTTTCGACTTCTTCTTTTTCGACTTCCTCTTTTTCGAGTTCCTCTTCACCAAGTGTTGCCAGTTTTTCAGCACGTTCTTTTTGACGCCTTAAAATCTCTCCAATACCGTGGTCATTATTATCTTGTTTACCAACTAGCACATCTTCTGCTTCAAACAGCTCTTTGCGTAATTCAGCCGTAGTTGCATCATCATTTGAGCTATCACCAAACAATAAGTTTTTACCAGGAACATCCATTCTATCCGCATTAATTAAATTACCATTTTCATCAATTGTTTGCATTAATTTATTGCCTTCTTTTTCCGCTTTAGCAATATTCTCTCGTATTGCTTTTTGTTTACTTTCTTTTACACGCTGTTTGAATTGCTCTTTTGAAATTTCATCATTTTTCTTCTTTTGAGCCATTAAATCATTTAAATCTTTTTCTAAATATTCTACTTTACCCGTCTTATATGCTTCAGGATGAAAGGGCATCCACATACCCACTTGACCAATATAAACATCATGATTTGGGTCAGTCTCTCGCAACATTTTACATTTTACTTCAGCTTCTTCTTGAGAACCAAATACGCCACGTACTTTAATTCCGCGTGTGTTAGTTTGAAAATTGTGTTGTGTACTATACTCTTTTTGCAATTCTTCTTCTTTAGCATCAACAAATGATTTATAATCATCTTCTAATGATGTTAAAAATAAATTTTCTCGCTCTTCTTCCACGAATTCTTCCATATCTTTTGTTAAACTATTAAAATCTAAGTTGTATTTGTATGCTAAAAAATTTAGAAACTGTGTATATTTATCAAATGTTTTTCTAAACTCGAAGTTCTTTAAGTACTTTTCAAAAAAATATAGCTCCTTCTTTTTAATATGATTTTCGGGTGAAATAAAGCTTAAACACACATATTTTTGACCACTAATTGGTCTGTCTTCGTCTAGTAAGTCAATAACTTTTTCTTTTGTTGAATTACTTGAATTAATGGGCTCCACTGGTTTAGCGGTTTTTTTATTAGTCATTTATAAAATATACTAAGTTATAATTTTTAAGTATTTATTTAATATAAATTAACTTTAGTAAATTAGTATAATAATTATTTTAATTGTAATTATTTTAATTGTAATATAATAATTATTTTAATTATACTAAATTTTTTTCTTTATTATTATAAAACATAATGAATTTTTCAATGAGCGAATTGATAAAAAGAGCAGTAAAATATTTAATCGAAGGTTTGATGGTTGCAATTGTTGCTTTTGTTATTCCGCAAAAGCAATTAAAATTTGATGAAATAGCAATTATTGGTTTGATGGCAGCTGCTACATTTTCTATATTAGATACATTTATACCATCTATGGGCGTTTCAGCACGTTCTGGTGCCGGTTTTGGTATTGGTGCTAATTTAGTAGGCTTTCCACGCATGGGTTAATAAATAGACTTATACGTTAATACTTATACGTTAATACTTATACATTAATACTTACACATTAATAGTTACATTTAATTATTATAATTATTATAATAATATATTAATATAATAATTATTTTACTATATTAAAATATGGCATTTACAAGATTTTATGATGACCCGTGTAGAATTCAAAAATATTTAGAAGAAACTACTAACATTGGAAACTATAGTATAAATGTCCCGGGAAATGGCACATCACCAATGTTACTAAATGACCCACATATTAACATGCAAAAATGGGGGGCTAATTTATCACAAAATAAGACAGATTTGGAAAGTGAATTACATTGTTTGCATAGAAAATTAAACAGAGATAGTATTAGTAAAAATAATTATGTAAATTATTTAAACACGAACCCACTATATGTTCAAAATAGGTATAGCGTAAATAATGAAGAAATAACAGCTCAATCGCGAGCTACCCATCCTTCGTGGATATATAGAGAAATAAATAGTTTTGCCAATGAACAATCTATTCCAAATAATTTCAATTATTTACACTTGAATCCACAAGAAAATATATGTATTCCTTTTCATAACAATATTAGTTCACGAATCATTCAAAAAGATTATTATCAATTAAACAATAATTTTGATATACAACGACAAATAACAAACTAAAACCAAAACTAATTTAAGAATTCATATTATTATATATTTAATATATAATAATATTTTTAATATATTATATAAAATACTATGGCCGCTTTAGCAATACCAATAGTACTATTAGGAAGTATATACATATTATCAGAGCAAGAAAAAAAAGATACTAATAAACAAAACATTATTGTTAATAACGCTTTAAAAAAAGAATTTTTTACAGAAAATCCTTTGAATGAAGGTTATACTAATTATAATGATAAAAATATTGTAGACTTAGTAACTACAAACAATGATTTAGTAAATAGTTATACTAATCCAAACCAACAAACAGACAATTTTTTGATTGCTAACTCAACAAATATTTTGAGACAACCACCAACAAATATAAATTTAATGTCGGGACAGCAATCTAATAGTAATGATTTTAAACATAATAATATGAAACCATTTTATGGAGCAAAAATTCGTGGCTCTATTGCTGATATTAATCTAACGGAGTCTATATTAGATTCTAAACAAGGTTCGGGAAGTCAAATATTTGCCAAAGCAGAAAGTGCTCCATTATTTAATCCATCTGAAAATGTGAATCTTCCTAACGGAACCCCTAATAATAGTGATTTCTTTCAGTCTCGCATGAACGAGTCTATGAAAATGTCGAATGTGACTTTGTGGGAACAACAAAGAGTTGGTCCCGGGCTCAATTTAGGATATGGTTCTCAAAATAGTAACGGACTTAATACTGGTGGTGTTGAAGGAAGTCATGGTTTTAATTCGGGTATGATGGCACGAGAGTCGTGGATGCCTAAGTCAGTTGATGACTTAAGAGTTGACACTAATCCAAAAATGATTTATAATTTGGATGGCCATCAAGGACCAGCAATTTATCCTGTTAAAATGCAGGGTCCCAATAACAAAATAGGAGTTGTTGAAAAACACTTACCTGACAAATCATACGAGTCGGGTCCAACTCGCTGGTTTACTACAACAGGCGTAGAACAAGCACCACCAATTAGAAGCACACAAGTAATTCCAATGGAAAATAGAATTAGCACAACACGTGAATATTATGGTGGAACATCAAATACTGAATCGGGTCGTGCCTCATATATTAAACAAGATTTTGAAGATTCAAAAAAACAATCACTAGGCAACCTACCCATTATAAATCCTAGTGCAAGTGGTACAAATGGTGCAGGACCAAATGATTATGGCCATAACAGTTATCTTAATTACAATAACAATAGAAGCACAGACAAAGATGCAACAGATTTTGGCGGAGTATATGGTATGTTAAAAGCCTCTGTGGCGCCAGTATTAGATATTTTTAGGCAAACACGAAAAGAAAATGCGATTGGTAATTTACGCCAAACTGGTAATGTAAATGGTTTAACTCCAACCGGTCATTTATTCAATATTAATGATAAAACAAAAGTGACAAATAGAGAAATGACAACAGCTAAAATAGACCTGAATTATGTGAACGTTCAAGGACAAAATAATGCTGGTAATGCTTACCAGGTAACACAGCACCAGAATTATGACAATCAAAGAACAAGCACAAATATGGAATATATTGGTTCTGGCAATGCTTGCGGAAGTGGACTACGACCATATAATAACGCATACGCTCAACAAAATAATGTTAATAAGACTTATGAATCGCGAACCAATCAAGGGCATATGAATTTATTTAATAACTATAATAATTCTACAACTACTCGTAATGAGTCTATGCTTCAACAAAATAGAGGTCATATAAATAATGGCGGTCCAAATGTTACGCCATCCGTTGATTTTATGGGGCAACTAAATGGAATACAAAGCTACGACCAAAACTTTAACACCGCACGTATGGACGAATCATTGTTGTCTGCCTTTAAAAGCAATCCATATACTAAATCTTTATCAAGTGTTGCCTAAAGTTTACGAAAAAAAGTTTACGAAAAAAAGTTTACGAAAAAAAGTTTACGAACAAAAGTTTACGAAAAAAAGTTTACGAAAAAAAGTTTACGAAAAAAAGTTTACGAAAAAAAGTTTATTAATTAATATATAAATTATGTATAGTAATTAATATTTCTTATATATTACAAGAAATGCTTATAAATTACAAGAAATGTATTATAAATAGGATAGTTATAGCAAACTATAATAATAGTAATGTTATTTTTTTAAGTACTATTATTATAATAATATAATTTGCTTGCTGCCTAATGCTTAACGGCTTATTTTCTGCTTCGTCGTTTTTTTGTCTTTGAATTGTCATGTTTAACCCAACCAAATTTGCCCTTTTTGGTAAAATAACCCGCTTTTTCTAAACGTTTTTCACGTTTAGCGCGATTATACACTTTTCGCGATACTACGTGACCGCGCTTATTCATTAATAAATCGGGCTTTTTAAGATTTCCTTTTGTTTTGTATGCTGTGCCGTGCCAAACTTGAGCGCGCGAGCCGTTTAATACTTGATATTTATGTCCGTTAATATGATACATATTGTCAGCCGATTTCATATGTTTTTTAACCATTTTTATATAGTATTATGAGAAAATAATTATTTGCTAAATTAATTAGAAAATAATAAATTATTTTTGAAATAATTAGAAATTAGAAATATTGAATTAGAAATTAGAAATTAGAAATTATAAATTAGAAATTATAAATTAGTTAGTTTGTTAACATTAAAATATTTATAACTATTAAATATTAACTTATAAATGTCAGATAGCAACTATAATAAAATAATTAGCACAATTAATAGTGTTTCTAGAGACTATACTTATAGTCCTGATCCTAATAATTTAATATGTATTGATACTTCTAATAACAGAATAGGTATTAATACTTTGAACCCGCAAGAGTCTTTACATATAAGTGGGGGAACTATATTTTGTTCAAGTTTAATTGTAACTGATATATGTAGTAATAGCTTAGCAGACTATATTATTGCACTAGAAAATAGAATTAGTGCTCTTGAAAACTAATAATGAAGCATAATAAAATCAAATTAGTTCATTTAACATTATTTAAATATTAATATTTATAAATATTTATAAATATTAATATGTCAAATATTAATATGTCAAATAGTGACTATAATAAAATAATTAGCACAATTACTAGCGTTTCACAAGACTATACTTATAGTCCTGACCCAAATAATCTAATATGTATTGATTCAATTAATAATAGAATAGGTATAAATACAATAGAACCATTATATTCTCTACATATAAGTGGTGGCAAAATAATTTGTAATAATTTATTTGTAAGTGATATATGTAGAAATGGTTTGTTAGCTCGTATTAGTGCTCTAAGAACCAGAATAGAAATTCTTGAGTCTCCATCACTTATTTTAATATCTAACAGACCCGGAGCTGCGGCTGATACATATGTAAGAGTTAAAATTAATAATATTAACAATTCTGATATATTCATAAATAATTTAAATAGTAATCCAACTAGTATTGACATTGGTTCGCCAAGTAGATTATATATATATGTTTCTATTGGTGGTGGTGATTATATATTTAATAGTGCTAATTTTGAGAATAACAATATACCAGTTAATGGTCAAGAAACTAGTTTTGATTCTGGAACTTCAACTATATTTAATAGATATTTAATACCAAATAATGTTACGTCTTTAAAATATATTATTTATACAAACAGTCAATAATGATTTATTTAAAAAAGTACTATTTACTATTTCTATTTAAAGATTTAATAACTATTTAACTAAAATAGTTATGTTATCTAATGATTGTGGGGACAACAATGTTTTAACAATAAAAACAGTCCAAATTGCGCCATTTCGCATTTTAATGGCTGCACTAAAGGACATTTTATTGGAAACAAATATTATTTTTACGAAGCAAGGTATTAAAATTATAAATATGGATAAAACACATACAATTTTGGTTCATTTGTTTTTAAAAGCCGAAAACTTTGAATTTTATGAGTGTAAGCATGAGAAAATCATTGTTGGTGTTAATATATTACATTTGTTTAAATTGATTACGGCAATTGATAATGATGACACGCTAACAATCTATATTGAAAATGACGACTATAATGATGGCATTGTTACAGAATTAGGTTTGAAATTTGAAAATGGAACCATTAAGCAATCTAAAATACAAAAATTAAAGTTAATTGAGCCAGAACAAGATGAACTAGAAATCCCAAATATTGAGTTTTCGTCTGTTATTAATATGCCTTCTAACGATTTCCAAAAAATTATTAGAGATTTGGCCAATATTTCGGAAAAAATAGAAATTAAATCGGTTGAAAACGAGTTGATTTTCAAATGTGCCGGACAATTTGCCAAAGCGGAAATACGGCGAAGTGAAAATAATGCAAACATGCAAATGGTCAATAAGCAGCACAATAAAATTATTCAAGGCGAATATTCTCTCAAAAATTTAGTATATTTTATAAAATGTACTAATTTATGTAATCAAATTGAAATTTATTTAGAAAACAATAGGCCATTAATTGTTAAATATAATGTGGCTTCCCTTGGAGAAATCAAATTATGTTTATCACCATTACCATCATCTGGGTCTGGATAAATTTATTATTTATTGTTTATGGGCTTTAAATACACATACTTGTTGTTCTATTGGAAAAAAGCTATGAATAGCAAACGGGTCTTTATTAACGGCAAAGTCTAATGACTTAAGAATTTTTTTATCTTTCATCCATATTTTGATAATACAAAAGTTCTTTTTTGGGCTTACTGAAACCCCATTAATGTTATTTAAAATTGCTTCATCTTCAATAAAACTAGCACCAATTATTTTATATACAATAATTTTAAAAAGTGCCACAATATCATTATTACTTATTTTGTAAGAAAAATAGCCACCATTTATATTGTCCTCTGACTCCCATAATGGTAAAACATCTTCTTTCATAAAAAATAACATGGCTTTTTTTATTAATGCTTCATTCAAATTTTCAACAAATAACACTAGTTCTTGCAAATCAATAAATTGTGTTATTTTTTTATAGCCATTAATAGTCCAATCGTTTTCATTTTGATAATGTATCCAACAAGACCATAAATTGTTTAATTTATGCATATTAATTATATTATTAACTATATTTTATTATGTTTTTTAATATATATATAAAACTTTTTTAAACTTGATAAAAAAAAAGTTTTGACAAAAACTTGACAAAAACTTGACAAATAAAATTGATTATTAATTGTTATTAATATGGCAGTTATAAATAATTATGACTTTCAACGCTATGCCTTATGACATTATAATGCATATTATAAACATTGTAAAATGTGATACTAAATCCTTAAGTAATTTAAAACAAACATCTATTACAATGAATAGAGAGATTACAAGCTTTACAGTCGCTAGGCAAATGTTGTTAACAAAACTAGGGCGTTATGAAGACCTTTTTAAGTGTGTAAATGTGGATTGTTATGAAGACACGTATGATATCTTTACATATTTACATAATTATGGTTATAGACGTTATATTCATAGGTGGCAAGAAGCACTAAATAAAACCACAATAGTAGTAAATGCTAAATCATATGAAATAAAACATCCATATTGTTGTGAATGTTTAAAAAAACATGTATTAGTAGGAACTAGAGAGAATGTAATACATAATTATGATTTAGATAGTCAAGTAAATATTGTTTATATTTGAAATGTTGATTCTTTATATTGTTTTTTTAATTGTTTTAATTGTTTTAATTGTTGTGCTAAGTTCGTGCAACACAAGTGCCTGTTGCTTGGTCTCTTATTGTTCCGTTTTGACAAGCACGAACACATTGTCCTGTTGAGTCTCGTTCTTTTCCTGGAGCACATAATTCATAACATGTTAACCCTGTTCGCGCTTTAAATTTTGCAGGAATTTCATTTGCTGGACATACTTCATTATTTTGTGCTGAGCGACCACCACTCAATATGCTTTGTGCGACTGCTTTATTTCGTGCTTCTTGTAGATTATTTAAATTATAATAATCATAACTTGTACTATTTGCACTTGTACTATTTGCACTTTTATTAGTTCCATTCCAAGTATCTTGTTCAACTGCTGATAATTTATTCCATAGTTTTTCTATTTCGTTATCTATTTTAGTATTATCAACAACCGGATTTGTTCCATATAATTGCGTTTTAACACTATTATATTTATTTTCTTTAAACTTTAAAAAGCCATTTAGCTTATAAGTTCTATCATATTTATCTTCATATTTTTCATAATCTCCTGATATAGTACGTGCACTAGCTAATGAAATAGTAGTGCCACTATTAAAAGGAGACATTGGTAAGTTCAAAAATGAATTATTTATTGTGGGTATTCCTTCGTAACCGGCAGCAATATAATTATTATATAGAGCATTATTATTTCGTAAACTATTTGAAAATATAGCATTATACAGTCTGGAATTTACAATGTCTTTAACAAATGATTGTTCTGCTAATCTATTTACTATGCTATTAACAATAAAATATTTTGTTGGATTTTTTGATAAATCATAAGTGTTGCGCGATAAATCAAAAGTAAGGTCTATTTTATCATAAAACTCTTTGCGGAGACTATCTCTATCTATTCTATTTTCATTTCTAAATTTATCATATAAATAGGAATAACGCTGTTGATTTAATAATTCGGTGTCTGTCAAATCAAATTTATTCAAACTAACGTCACGAGCACTGTTTAAATTCTTTCTTAAATCTTTTTTATCGGGGTCTAATCCAAACACTCGCAATAATAAAGTAGATATTAATGTCATCATTATTATAGGAATAAAAACTAGAATCCAAGCAATTACAATGTATCCTAAATCACACAAAATATTTAGTATTAGTGTAAATATTATCATAACTATAAATTTTAAAAAAGCACTATTAAAAACACCGGCATATATGTCAATAAATATTTGAATTAGCGAAAACCCTATATACACAAGTGATGGTCCACAAATTCCTGCTACTAACATTATAATATTATAGTAATATAATATTATAATAGAAATTTCACTTTTTATTCAATATGTCAATTAATATATTCAATTTGTCAATTGTATTTTTACAACTAGTTAACTCTTTTTCTAAGACTATAAGTTTATTATCTTTTTCTTGGTCTAATTGTTTAGTAACATCACTATGACTCGGAGTATGAGTCTGCATTTGCGTCTGCGTCTGCGTCTGAGCATGAGATATTTCAACAACAAATTCTTCTTTTTGTTTTTTACAACTTACCAATTCAGCTTCTAATTTACTTATAATAGTATTTTTCTCTTGTATAACTTTTGAAAATCGTTGCGTTTCTTCTTCTAATTGTATTTTATATTTATTTGAATTATTATTTGAATTATTGTTTTCAAAATCTTCCACTTTATTTTCTAATCTAACTATTGTTGAATCTTTTTCTTGTAATAAACCAACAAAATGTTGCAATTGTTCTTGTTGTTTTCGCATTATATCAACCACTTGTTCATTATTTAATGGTATTTGTTTACCATCTTGGTTTAAAATAATTTGACCTTGTGTGTTTTGTTGTTCTAAAGCCATTTTTCTGCGCTCTTCATCTATTTCTTTAATTTGTTGTATTACATCTGGTTTATTTATTGGATCGCCTGGGTAATAATTTTTCAATAAACCGTCTAATTTTTCTGTATAAAACTCCTTAAAATCTTTATCTTTTATAAATTCATCTACTGTGCGATCCGAAGTTTTTTGATAGTTGTTTTCACCGCTTTCTAACAATCTTTTTTTATCAAAAGTATTATGAATATGTGAAAATACTAAGATTGTTTTTTTTGGTTCTAATTGAACAAATGGGACACTATAATCTTTTAAAAATGCTTTTTCTTCTGCTAAAGCGGCATTATCATCATATTTATGGTCTTTTAATAATTCGCGCTTAAAAGCAAATGTTCCTGCTGTAGCATGTGATGGACTATATGGTCCAAACTGAAACATTTTTTGTATATGTTTAAACCAAATATAAATTTCGCTTGCTCCAGCACATAATGCATTTGGGTGTGTTAGTAACATATTAACAGCATGTGATACCCGTTCCGGTGGATAATAATCATCATCATCCATATAGACTAATATATCGCCTTTGGATTTGGCATGCATAATATTTCTTTTTTTACCTAGTGGCATTTTCTCATTGTAATAATAATATTTTACTTGTTCAATGTTACACACTAAATCTTCTATTTTATCCGTTCCATCATCTATAATAATCCACTCCATTTTATCTTTTGGATAATCTTGATGGTTAAAACATTTAATTGTATATTCCCAGAATGGGCGTCTATTAAAGGTTGGAGTGCATATACTTACAAACGGCAATTCGGATAGTTTTTTCTCTCTGTTTTTTTTTCCCATTTAATAATATTATATTTTAAGTATTGGTTTTAAATGAAAATTATATATTATTATATTTTTAATCAATATTTTTAAGTATTGGTTTTTAAGTATTGGTTTTTAAATATATCTTAAATACCCATAGCAATTATTAATTGGTACAATATTATTAAAGCTAATAATCCTCCAATAACTCCAACACTTGTGGGGTGTAAAACATTTACGCTAGCAACTACTACAATAATACAAAATAATATTGTTAGTATATTACCATGACTCTTAATAATTTTGAATAATTTAGAATAATCTCTAAATGGAACATAAAAAAAACCGATAATTACATATAAATGTAAATATAATAAGGCAATCATATTTCCAAATAAACTAAATGCCAATGAATACATTGCTATTATAAGTATAAAACCAATCCATAGTAAATTCATAAAGGGAACTAAAAAGCATAAAAAGAGTAGAAATGCTATGCTACCAACCCATGTATATATGCGTAATTGCGGAAAAATAAAACCCCACAATATAGCAAACAATAATGTACTAAGCCACCACCCCGATTTACATGCTTCATTCACTTCATTACATGTTACATCTAATGAGAAAAAAGGATTAATTAGTTGCACTGGATTGTTATAAAATGAACTAATATACCAATATATTTTCTTTCCAAAACCGATGTTTTTTGGTTCCTCATCGTCATCATCCTTGCATTTGTTAAAATTTTTAAAATTAAATAAGTTTACTAAACTGTGCCAAACAGTTTCATTATACCAACCTATTGTTATTTTAGACCTTCGTATTGGAAAAAACCAGTCTAATATATGCTCATCTTTTATGTAAAAGTTCTCATCTGGGTCATCGTCATCTTGGTCAAAAAAGTCTTCAGTGTCACCAGGGCATAACCTACTTTTAAATTGAAAAAATCTTCTTACAATAAAGTACCAATCCCACATTTTAGACAACCGTTCTCCTATATCTGCTACTTGTTCTTCTTTTGTCTTTTCCGAGAATAGTTTTGTATCAGTGTTTGTTTCGGTTTTGCGTTTTTTATATTTGTCGTATGAATCTCTCCTATATCCAACAAATGATATTAATGACATTATTAGACCCAATAAACTTGGAATCCAGATTGTTATTGTCATTATGAAAAATAGTAAAAATAAACTTGAAGCATTCATATATGGTAACCCCCCTACAAATTTATCTGCTATATTACCATATAAACCCATAAAAATCATTATAAACACTAGTCCTGCTATAAATCTCTTAATTTTGCTATTATCAGAAGTAAAAATATCAGAAAATAAATATTTGGATATTTCAACTAATCCTTTCATGCATATTCTTGAAAATATTATGCAATAAAAAAATCCTAATAATAATGATCTTGCTGGTATTTTAACAACTTCTGCTAGACTAAAGTTTTTTCTAGTACTATGATCTTGTTTTTCTTCTGGATTATTTAAAGCTGTAATTAAGTTATATGGAAATGTATCATACCACTCTAGACCAGTTGAACTGCTTGGTGGGTTGTATTGTTCACATGTGTCTTGTATGCGTGATTTCTTAGGTTTTCTCCTGAGCTGCATATCACTATCTATAGAATACGGTGAATCAGACAAAACTGTTTTTATAGAATTAGTAGCACAATTACCGTAAACAATCCAATATTCGTAACATGCTGCTACTAATACCATAGTTATTAAAATAGCAATGTCTTTAGTAATTTTGCCTAATATATCCATAATATTAAGCTTCTTTTTTCGTATTGGCGTTGTGTAACATATTTTGCGTTCTCCTTCGCTCGAATTAGATTCATCATTGTATCGCAGTCCCATATAATAATTATTTTCTTCAGAAGCATCAACATTTGCAACATCTGTACAATTTATTTCGCTACTTTCTAAAACACAACATCCGTTTGTATTTTCTAAAAATTGATTAGTTTCAAACATTTCTGATATACATGTTTTTTTATCACTAATGTTTGTTACTACAGGTTCACCAATAGAACTTGTATATGAAATATCTGTCGCTGTTTTAGGACAACCGTCATTTTTTACGCCCTGTAATAAGGCACTATCACTAAAAATTGGATCAAGCGGCATAAATACTAATATAACATATTATAATATTTTGAAAATACTTAAACATATTTATTATTTAATAAATAGCATGAGTGAAAATAGTATGAGTGAAGATAGTTATTATTATAAATTTGACACAATGGACAAATATCTTGATTTTAAAGATGTATTGATTCTTCCTAAAAAATCTAATTTGAATAGTAGAAAAGATGTTAGTTTGGAAAGGACTATTTTTTTTCAAAATGGTCTATCATGGACAGGTATTCCTATTGTTGCTGCAAACATGACAACTATTGGAACATTAGATGTCTATAAAGTATTAAGCTCTTATAAAATTATTACTGCACTTCATAAATTTCATAAGTTACAAGACTTATTAGATTATAATAAAGACAATAGTAATTGTGTATTAAATCCCGATTATTTTATGATTTCTACAGGAATAAGCACTAGCGATTATAAAAATTTAACACATATTTTAGATAATTTTGAGTGTAAATTTATATGTATTGATATAGCAAATGGCTACATTTCTAACTTTAGTAAATTTTGTAAGCAGCTAAGAAGCAAGTATCCAGAAAAGATTATAATGGCAGGTAATATATGCACATCTGAAGGAATAGACTTATTAAATGATGCAAAAATAGATATTCATAAAATTGGTATTGGTGGTGGCAGTGCATGTACTACTCGAATTCAAACTGGAATTGGTATGCCACAACTTAGTTGTATTTTAGAATGCGTTCAAGCGTGTAAAGAGAGTAATCGCATTAACTTTCTCATAAACTATGAGTATGACCAACATAAAGAAAACAAATCCTTTGTGTTAAGTGATGGTGGTATTAGTTGTCCTGGTGATTTAGCAAAAGCGTTTAGTGCTGGAGCCGATTTTGTAATGATTGGTGGTGAATTTGCTGGTCACGACGAGAACCCTGGTCAAATTGTTATTGATGAAAAAACGGGTAATAAATATAAGTTATTTTATGGTATGAGTTCAACGTATGCTATGAAAAATAATTATGCGGCAAATAATAATACTAATTATAGAAGTTCCGAAGGACGTGAACTCAAAGTTCTTTATAAAGGCGCACTAAAAAATACTATTGAAAACTATTTGGGAGGACTAAGAAGCACATGTACTTATACAAATAGTGCTAATTTAGAAGAGTTGGCATCAAATACTAAATTTATTTGTGTTAATAACCAATACAATTCACATTTATTATAAGATTATAAGATTATAAGATTATGAAGAAAAAAATTGAAATCTACTACTTAAATAAATAAGTAGTAAATTATTAACTAACCACGACGACAATGAGCACTTCACAATTTACTTTAGCTAACTATTTTAATACATTAGAATATAGTATTAAAACTATTTTATTGCGTCATCAAAATGTGGCATTAACATATGACATTTTAGATACCGAAAATTCTAAAATTCATAAATTATTAGTATTAAAAGAAAAACAAAGACAAATGAAGATTGGTGAAATTTGGCAAGAAGTTTTGGGAAGTTACGATGGCTTTATTAACTTAAAAGTTGGCCACGAAACAGGGCTTGACATTTTATGTCATACTAAAAAAATTGCAATTGAACTTAAAAATAGAACAAATACGGATAATTCATCCTCTAAAAAATCAAATCTTGATAAGTTAGCAAAATTCAAGAAAAATAATCCCGACTATGTTTGTATTTATGCAAATATAAACGCGGAGAATGAAGAAAAAACATTGAGTGGTTCTATTAAAAAAATAGAACATGATGGGCAAGAATTAGAACATCATATTGGATATGCTTTTCTAAAATATATTTTAAATGACAATACAGATGTAATAATTGAGTTTGTCAAAACAACTATTGATAAATATATATGATGATAAATATATATGATGATAAATATATATGATGATAAATATATATGATGATAAATATATATGATGATAAATATATATGATGATAAATATATATGATGATAAATATATATGATTATAATAGTTTTAATAATGCTTCACCCATGTGTTTTGCTAATTCAACAGGTACAGCATTGCCAATTTGTTTATATTGAGAATTTAGTGTTCCAATAAATTCATAACTATCATCAAATGTTTGTATTCTTGCATATTCACGCAATGTCAATGGTCTCTCTTCCAATGGATGGCATCGCTCTGTTTGTTTTTGTGATGGTGTACATAACAATGTAAGTGATGGTTTTTCCATAGATAAACGATATAATATTCCTCTTTTTCCTCCACCAGAATTATAACTATTTCCTAAATATTCTTTTTGTAAATTAGTAGGTAAATTAATCCAACACCCTCCTTGAGGTATCATTTTAAATAATCTTATTTTGTCTTCATTATATTTTGCTCCATTTGAGTATGGCACATTATATAACACATCTTTTAATACTTTTTTTCTTTGACTTTCATTTGGAAAGTTAAAAGTATGTATTATTGTTTTTAATACACCTACAATAAATATTCTTTCTCTTTTTTGTGGAACATCATATTTAGAAGCATCTAAACATTTATAACTAATATTGTAAAGCCTGTTTGCATTTAAAGTTTCTAATACTTTTTCAATTGTCTTACCATTGTCGTGTGTTGCTAATCCTTTTACGTTTTCTATCATAAATAATTTTGGTTTTATTAAAATTAAAATTTCAATAAATTTCATCATTAAATCACCCCTTGGATCATCCAAGCCTTTTCTTAATCCTGCTTGCGAAAAAGATTGACATGGTACACCTCCTGTTAATAAATCTACTTTGTTAACATATTGCGTATAATCTATTTTATCCATTGACTCACATACTACATTTGCATGTGGATGATTATGTTTCAATGTTTTGCAACAGTCGCTGTTATTATCATTCAGTAAAATTGGCGTGAATCCGGCTTTAATCAATCCACTACTTAACCCACCTCCGCCAGCACATACTTCAATAAAATTATGTGCTTGTGTGTTTTGTATTTCTTTTTTTGAATTGTCTTCCTCTGTTGTTTGTTTTGAATTAATAAGTTCAATTAATTGTGATTTATTTTTTGAAGCATACCTAGTAATTCCTAGTTCTTCACATTTTGCTAAAAGTTCTTGTTTTAATAGTTTAGTTAACTCCATAGTATATATAATATTTGTGTTATAATATATATACTAATATACACTATTTATTTCAATTTTAAACTTTATTTTTCACTTGCTCGTTTAAATGTTCTTCCTACGCTTTTTAGCATAGAAATTGATGCCTTTTTTGTTGAATTAAATGCTGAATTAAAAGCTGATTTAAATGCTGATGTTCTCATATTAGCAATCATGCTTTTATAATTTTCTTGCATAGCATCATAATTATTTCTAATTATAGACATATATGCTTTATCTTGAATGGTCGCATTTTTTAACATAAGTGGTTTATCATTTATACCAAAACTAAACAAGTTTGATTTTGAAGAACTAGAAGCTCTTGAAGAACTTGAAGAGTTTGAAGAGAGCGCTTCATATTCTTCTTCTTTTGCATTATTAATGTTACTAAATTCTTCAAAAGTCATTGCTTTTAGCTTATTTATTAACGTAGACTCAACCAAAGTTTCCAAGGAATATTCTAGTTTTGGGGATAGTCCACGTGCTTTTCTTGCATTTGAATTTGAACTCTTATTCCGTCTTTTTTGCCCCCCTACAAATGTGGGGTCAACGTCATCATAATACTCAATAAGTGTTTCCATCTCTATTTCTCCTGAATCTTTTAGTTTTTGCTGTAGCTTATCAAGCTCAGTTGTGTTTATATCTTCTCTCTTTAAATCTACTAAAAAGAACCCCATTAGTCCGATTATATAATCTTTAGCTTCAACGTCTTTAACATAATTATATAGTGCGTCTCGCTTTTCTC